ATGGAGGCCCAAATTGGCTGATCTCAAGAACCTGCGGGAGCAGATGGCGCGAATTGCGACCGAAGCCCGCTCAAAGCTGAATGAAGTTACCGATTCGACCGATGAGGCCCGCGCGGCTGAAATCGAGCGCGAGTTTGATGCAGCCATGGCCGAACATGATCGGCTGGCGGCTCTGGTCGAGCGTCACGAAAAAATCGACGGCATCGAAGTCCGTGCGAAAGAGGTGGACCTTTCCAAGCGTCCGGTCCCGGCAAATGCTGAGGGCCGTGGCGTTGATGTCGGCAAGGCGATTGCCTATCGCGAAGCGTTCTACGAACTGATTCGCAATGGCGGCATTGACGGACTCGACACCGAGGTTCGCAACGTCCTGCGCGCTGGCGTTCAAAACGTCGAGGCTCGCATTCAGACTGCTGGCACCAACAGCGCGGGCGGCTACACCGTGCCGGTGGAACTCGCCAATTTCATTGATCAGGCGATGGCCGCTTATGGCCCGATGTACAATGAGGACATTTGCACCACCCTCAACACATCGACCGGCGCGACGTTCAATATTCCGACTGTCAATGACACGGCAGTGACTGCGGTCGCTCATACCGAAGGCACCGCGCTCACGGATGACGGCGGCAAGGATGTTACTTTCGGCCAAGCCCAGCTTGGCGCTTACGCATTCGACACAGAATGGGTAAAGTGGTCCTACGAACTGGCGCAGGATTCCATCTTCAACATGGAGCCGATTTTGGGCTCTTTGCTGGGCGAGCGCCTGGGCCGGATTGCTAACAGCAAGCTGACCACGGGCAGCGGTTCGTCTGATGTCCAGGGTATCGTGACCGGTTCTAGCCTCGGCAAGACCGCTGCGGCGGTTGCAGCGATCACGGCAGATGAAATCATCGACCTGCTGCACTCGGTCGATCCGGCCTATCGGTCCAGCCCCAAAGCGGCTTTCATGTTGAACGACAGCACTCTCGCTGCCATTCGCAAGCTGAAAGACGGTGACGGCAACTATCTCTGGCAAATGGGCAACTATCAGGTCGGCGTGCCGGGCAGCATCCTGGGCTATCGCTACTACGTCAACCAAGCGATGCCCAGCTTGGCGACTGGTCAGAAGGTCATGGTCTTCGGCGACTTCTCGAAATTCTACGTTCGGAAAGTCGGCGCACCAGTTGTGACTGTTGTCCGCGAACGATTCTGGCCGGATCTTGGCATTGCTGGTCTGATCCGTTTTGACGGCGTGTTGGCCAACAGTGCCGCTGTCAAGCATTTGATCACTGCATAGGTTGGGGATAACGGGTGAGGGTTCCGGCCCTCACCCACCTTCATCAGGATCTGTTATGAAAATCAAACTTTTGACATCAATGGCCGGTATAGATTTCAGCCACAACTCCGGTGACATCATAGACGTAGATGATGCCGAATATGTTCGGCGTCTCGTCGAAAATGGCATTGGCGAAATCGTCGATCAACCGGCGGCGGTTGAAACTGCCACTAAAAAGACCGCAACGCGCAAGGCTGCGAAGTGATGATGACCGATCTCCAACGGCTGGAACTTGTGACCGCACCGGCGGCGCTGCCTGTCAGCTTGTCGGAGGTCAAAGCGCAACTGCGTATTGAGCATAGCGATGAGGACACATATCTTGATCGGCTGATTGATGTTGCGGTCGCCACAGTGGACGCCAAAGGCGTCTTGGGGCAATGCGTCATCACGCAGACCTGGGCGCAATGGCTGCCACAGATACCCAATCGTGAAATCACGCTCCAGCTAGGGCCGGTCCAGTCCGTTGATGCGGTGAAGTATTACGACACGGACGGCGTATTGCAGACTGACAGTCTGGTCAATTTTGACATTTTTGGTTTGCCGTTTTCCAAGGTCATAAAGCCGAAAACCGGCTTTAATTGGCCTGTTTCACAGGTCCGCCCGGATTCGATCAAAATTGAGTTTACGGCAGGTTATGGAGGGACTTCGGCAGACGTGCCTGACACGATCCGGCACGCCATGCTTATGCTGATTGCCTATTGGTACGAGAACCGCGAAAATGAGTTGATTGGGCTTAACAGCAAAACGCTTCCGTTCGGATTTGAGGATCTGCTGAACCTGCACCGGGAACGCTGGTATGGCTAGATCGGGCCTCCTTCGCGACCGCGTGACGTTTCAGCGGATGGCCAGCACGACGGATGACTATGGCAACACAACCGGCGCTTGGGCTGATCATGCCTATCGCCATGCCGACCTGCGCGAGCGGCTGGGGAAAGAAGCGATAGAAGGCGGTGCGCTTCAAGATGTGGCGGCAGCAACTATGCGCGTTAGGTCGGATGCTGTCACGCAGGCAATCACCGCAGCGGATCGCGTAATCGCACGCGGCATAACCTGGGCGATCCGCTCTATTTCGCAGGTGGATGCGAAGGGCGAGATGCTGGAGATGATGCTTGAAAAAGGCATTGCGCCATGAAGGTGGATGCGAAGGCGGTCATCAAATCGTTTAATACGCTCCCGCGCCAGCAACGGAAATACATCGGCGATGCAATCCGAAAATCAACGCTGGAAGGTGTGCGCTGGGCTCGGACGCTTGCGCCTGTCGATAGTGGCGATCTCAAGCGCGGCATTCACGCCAAATTCGATTTTCAGCCCGGATCGTTGAGCGCGTCGGTAGAGGCCGCGCCAGATGACGGCCCAAGCCAAGCCAAGGCGCTGTCTATTGAGTTCGGGCGGCGCTACACCCGCAAGCGCAGAGTGCCGGGCCGGAATGGTCTTCTCAATCGCGGCACAACTGAACCCATGCCTTTCATGCGCCGAACGCAGGCGCTGCTAGGCAAAAAACACGCTGGCCGGATCAACCGCGCGATTCGCAAGGCGATCAAAGAGGCTGGCTATAGATGATAATCGACGGCTACGCATTATCTTTGCAAAAAGCGGTTCGCGCAGCGCTGCTGGCAGATGCTGATCTGGCGTCCCTCATTTCGACTCGACTGTATGACGAGCCTCCGGAAAACGTGACCTATCCCTATGCAAGATTTGGCAGCATCGTAGCGGACACGGACGACACAGACGGAAGCCTTGGTTCTGTCTTGTCATTTACGATTGAGGCCTATTCTCGCGTCACGGGCCGGGTTGAGGCTTCCCGGATAGTGGAAGCTGTGCGGGCGGCGCTACATCGGCAAGAGGAGACGCTCGGTTCGTTGATGTTGGCGGATCCGACCCATCCAATAGAATTGATTTGCAATGACTATTTCGTCGAAAGAGATGACGCGGTTGGCCGAGGTTATACTGGCCGCGCTCTGTTCACGGCGATGCTGGAAACCTCAAGAACATAATTGAGGTTGCCCTTTCAGCGCCTTGGGCAAGCGCGCATTCGAGCGTCGGATGACGCCCGGTCCCTTTGATGGAGCCTAGAAAATGGCAAAACAACTCGGTCGAGCGTTACTGCTCAAAATTGGCGACGGCTCTGGCTCTGAGGCATTCACGGCATTTGCCGGAATGAACAGCAAGACGCTGACGATCAACAACTCGGCGATTGACGTCACTACGCCGGACGCGACGACGCCCGGCGGCGTGCTCTGGGCGCAAAGCCTGAACGGCCTTAAAGCGGTGAGCCTTTCCGGCGATGGCATTTTCCTGGACGAAGCCGCACAAGAAGTGCGCCTGAACACGATTGCGATGCAGGCCGATCCGGTGGCCAATTTCGAAATTGTCGTTCCCGACTTTGGCACCTACGCCGGAGAGTTCCGCGTGACCTCGTTGGATTTTGGCGGCGAAACTGAGGGCGCGGTGACGTTCTCCGCATCTATGGAAAGCAACGGCGCGGTTACGTTCACGGCGGCGTAGACATGGCAATAACGGCTGAAGCGCCGCGTGGAGGCGTCGTCGAAAATATCGGCGGCGTCTCCTATACATTGATCCTGCGATGCAAAGAAATCGAGCGCTTCGAGGACAAGCATCGTGGCGTGTTTGATTTGTGGGACGGCTTTTTTGGGCGAGGTCAGAAACCGACCTCGTCAGAAGTGCGCGATCTCGTGGCGTTGGCTTTGGTGGGTGGCGGAAAAACTGATGCGGAAGCGGATAAAATCGTTGAGGCGGGTGGCGCGGCGAGCCTGCTTTCATATTACCAACTTGCGCAGGCGGTTCTGGGCGTGGCTTTCATGCCGGATATTGGCGATCAGTCGCAACCTGTAAAAAAAAAGCGTCAAGCCAGCCGGAAAATTGAACGTCCGGCGGCTGATTAAAAACGCTATCATCACTGGGATCAAGCCGACCGAGTTACGTGCTATGATACCGATTGATGTCTTCCTGGTGTTTGAGGGCTGGCAAGAGGCGCATAGCCCCAAAAAACCAGGATCGGATGCTCCCAGCCTAGCGGAAGCTAGGGCATTGGCGGAAAGGTACGGTTAAAAATGGCAATTTCCGCTCAGGAACTGAACATCATTCTTTCCGCCCGCGACAAAGAATTTGCGAAGGCAATGGCGGCCAATCAGCGGCGGGTCGAGCGGTTCGCGAGGCAGTCGAAGCAGAACCTCTCGCAGACATCCAAAT